CGAATGGTGGGGGGTGGAAATCTCGGTCGATCGATCTGCCGCCTCGGATTGGAACACCACCCACGGGGGCGGGATGCTCACGGCTGGGGTAGGTGGCCCCCTCACCGGTCGGGGTGCTCACCTGCTGATCGTGGATGACTACTTGAAGAACGCCGAGAAAGCGATGTCGGAGCGAATCCGACAAACACAATGGGATTGGTGGCAATCCACCGTCCTCACCCGGTTGGAGCCTGGGGGCAAGGTGATCGTGATGGCCACGAGGTGGCACGAGGATGATCTGATCGGGCGGCTTCTGAAACAAGCCGAGAATACCGGGAAACCGATCGCCCGCCTTTCCATGCCCGCCATCGCCGAGGATGAGGATTCCCTCGGGCGGGAAATCGGAGCCCCCCTGTGGCCCGAACGGTGGCCCCTGGAAGCCCTGGAATCCACCCGCTCCCGGCTCGAGCGGTTTTGGTGGCTTTCCCTGTATCAGCAGAAACCCAGCCGCCACACCTCGGCTGAGTGGGGTGATGAGGTTTTCGAGGGAGTCATGGTCTCCCCCGAGGATTGGCCCGATCGATTTGAAATCTCCGCGATCGCCATCGATCCATCGAAGGGGGCAACCACCAAGCCGGGGGATTATTTCGCCCTGGTCTGGGCTGGGTTGGCCGGGGGGAAATTGTGGATCGATGCCCGGTTGGATCGTGGGAAGGATGCGGCGAAGATCGTGGGGGATTGTATCCGGTGGACATTCAACGGGGAGCACCCGGTGGACGGGGTGGGAATCGAGTCCAACGCCTTTCAATTCTTGCTCGCCCCCGAGTTCGATCGTCAGTGTGAGGAGCAGGGAGTGTCCCCTCTCCCGATCCACCTGATCCACAATACCGGAAATAAAGGGATGCGGATCGCCCGGGTTGGGCCTTACCTGACTCGGGGGAATCTCAGGTTCCGGGATAACCCGGGAACCCGGTTGTTGGTGGATCAACTCAAGGATTTCCCGCTCGGGGATTATGATGATGGCCCGGATGCTCTGGAGCAGGTGATTCGGTTGATCCTCACCCTCTCCACCGAGGAGCCCCTGGATTCGATGGAAGCCTTTGACTTCAATTCGATTGGATGATATCCTTCCGGGTGTTCCGATCATTCCACGAACCAAAGGGGGGTTCTAAGATGGCGAAGAATTGGGATGCTGAATTGGAGTGCGATTTCGGTGGGCTGAGTGTGGGAGATTCCACGGCTCGCCTCGGGGTGAAACTCACCCGCACCGATATCAGCTATGATGCTGCTGATGAGTTGCTCTGTGGACGCCGCTGTGCGGTGACGATCCTCAACGGATTGGGCAACGGTGAGGGGCAACTCCCTGGGATGGAGAAAGCCGAGATCACCGAGGTTCAGGCGATCGCGGATATCAAAGGGTTCACCGTGAATCCCAAGGCTTTCGGATTCGGGCTCACCTTTGTTCTCACCGGCGTCAATCCTTCCATGCTGGCGAAATTCCCGAAACGCCGGGGGCGGTTGTTCATTCGCCACGAGAGCGATCTGGACGTGGAAACCGCTTCCGATGATTCCGATGGCTGATACCCTTTGATGTTAGTTCACCGCTTCCTGGGTGTAGGGCTCCCTTCTAATCGCACGATCGGGAAGGAAGCAAACTGGCCCGGCATTGAAACCAAACGAGTGCGGGATAATGCGGTGAATCGGGATAACCACCCGACCGGGATCAACCGGCACAGATTGGGGCGGGCACCGGGAGCCCGTCCCACCTTTCACAAATTCACACTTTCCGGGAATCCGTGAATCGAGGGGGAAACCGATGGAGATCAGCAGGCGAGAATTCGGTGGTGGTATCCTGGGGCTGGTAGTGCTCCCGATTCAACGGGTGATCGAAACACTGGAACCCGAGGTGGAGCAACCTGCCGAATTCCTGATCAGGGTGGACGATCTCGATTTTTCCCTGAAGGTGCTCCGGTGGCGGGATGGCCGCAACCTGTGCACGATCAACGGGAAACCGGTGGAACTCACCCCTTTGGTGGGTGGGGTTCACTGGCTTCCCGATACCATCGATGACGGGAATGGGGGTGGGTGTACGGTTTCGATCTCCCTGGGCTTCCCGGAAGATTACCAAGCCCTTGAGGTGTACCACGTGTCTGTGAACTATCCCCCGATCACCATACAAAAGCGGGCGGATCACCAAGGCCCGGACCTTGAATGGTTCGGGGTTCATCTTGACCCTTCCCCCCTGACCCTGTAGGCTCTCCCGATGAACCGAGGGATCTGGCAACCGGGGGCTCCCCCCCCAACTCGATTCAAGCACCACCCTTTTAACACCCTACAAGCCTGTACCTTGATCGGTACCGAGCAGGGGCCGAATGGGGTTCAGCAGGTGGTGGTTGAGCAATTCGGTGGTCCCTCGAAAATCGAATGGGCGGCGATCACCCTTGCCGCAGGTGATCCAACAATGCCCCCCGAGGAAGCCGCGAAAAGGGCTGTGGATGTTCTCACCGCCGCCAACCTGCTGACGTCCCAACTCGTCCAGCAGCAAAAGGCCGATGGCCCCCGTATCCAAGATCCCGAGGGAGCCAATGGCCGAAACTCTGGAGATTCTGAAAGCCAAGCGGGATGAACTGGCCCGGGAGCAAGAACTCTCCAGGGTGATCCACGATCTCGCCGTGCTCGAATCCATTAACCGGTGGGTGCCCCCCGAGGTGCTTCCCGAGGAATGGGGTCAACCGATCAACCGCCAGGAAATGCTCAATGATCTTTCCTGGGGGTTTCCCTGTGGGTTCATCGACGATATCAACACCCGGAAGGATGGGGATTACCGCCCCATTTTCGAGAACGAGATCCAGCACGCCCAGATCCGTTTTCGGTGTCGGCTGATCTGTGACGAGATTCCCTCGGCAATCGGTGCTCTGCGGAATCTCGTGAATTACGTGATCGGCACCCGGTGGGCCTATGAGGTGAATCCCCGACAGGGGATGGATGACGAGAAACGGCTGGCGAAGATCATCCAGGGGGTTGTCGATCAAATCCTGGAAACAAACGCCTGGGTCGGGGGGCGGGATCGGGAAACCTTCCGACGGACGATTCGGGATGGGGATTCCTTCACGCGAATCAAATTGAACCCCCAGGGAATTCCCCTATTCCGATTTATCGAGCCCGCCCAGATCACCGAACCGGCCAATGCCCGGCAGCTTGAGGATTGGTTGGGGATCGCTGATCGGGTGGTTTCCTCGTGGAAATACGGGGTTCACACCGATTGTGAGGATCACGCCACCCCCCTCGGTTATCACGTGGTCTACAACGCCGACGGGACATCGTGGGATTACCTGGAGCCCAGCGATCTCCACCATATCAAGGTCGGTACCGATGAGGGGGTGAAGCGGGGGCTCTCGGAATTCTACCCGGTGCGGAACCACTTTCCCCGGGCGGAAAAGGTGTTTTCGATGACCGCCGATGGAGCCGCTGTCCAAGCCTCGATCGCCGGTGTCCGTCAATTCGAGCAGGGGGTGAAAGCCTCGGATGTCACCGCCCTCAACTCGGGGGTGCGGACCGCCACCCGCCGACAACCCACCCAATTCGGGGGACGGGAATTGGACGTTGTGAGTCACGATCGCCCCCAGGTGGTTTCTGCCCGGGGCTATACCTGGGAAACGGGGCCGATGGGTTCCCAGCGAAATCCGAATCTACTGCTGGCCGGTCAAGCGGTGCTCCGGTTGGTGGGAGCCCGGTGGAATATGCCCGAATGGATGACGAGCGGGGATGCAAGCAACAATAATCTCGCTTCATCCCTCGTAGCCGAATCCCCCTTTGTCAAAGCCGCCGAGCAGGAGCAGGATTTCTACGGGCGGGAATTCACGGAATTGATCTGGAAAGGTGTGGCGGCATACCTGAGAGCCCACCCGATCGAGGGAGTGGGATCGATCACCGAATTGAGGCGGATTCTCAAAATCGAGACAATCCCCGTGGTGATCTCCGCACGGGATGGGTTGAAGCAAGCCCAGGAAAATCAAGCACTTCAGGCGATGGGGGTGAAGTCCCGCCGCACGATCGCCGCCGAGGTGAACCTGGATTATGATGCAGAAATCGCACAAATGGCCCAGGAGCCACCGCTCCCCGGATCAACCCCAACTGCCCCCCCTGCACTTTCCGGGGCCGTGGAAGGGCTTTTAGGGGCCGAGAGGACGCCCGAGGTGCTCAAGGGGATCATCAGGGATATTTCGGAGAACTGGAATGGCTGATCTTTCGATCACAGCATCCTCGGTGGTCCCAGCAGCGGGAGCGACGATCATCCAGGGTACGGCAGGGGCGGCGATCACCGCAGGCCAACCGTGCTACAAGGATGCAAACGACTCCGACTCCTGGAAGCCCTGTGATGCCAACGGATCGGATGCTACTGCCGAGGCGAAGGGGATCGCTGTCTGCGGGGCGGCTGATGGACAACCGGTTTCCCTCATCACCCGTGGAAACCTGGAAACGGGTGCGACCACGGTGAAGGGTCAGATTTATTGCGTTTCGGCAACCGAGGGGGGGATCGCTCCGGTGAGTGATCTGACCACGGGGGATCGGACCACGATTCTCGCCGTAGCCACGAACACAACCGGGACACTGGCAATCCATATTCACCCCTCGGGAGTCACCCGGTGAAATGGCGGGGCTTCAGGATCGAGATCAGTTTGAACGGAATTTCGCCCGCCGCCTCGGTGGGCTATCGGGGAAACATCGGCGGGAGTTGCTAGAGTTGCTGGGGAACCCCCCGGATTTCGGCAACGTCCCGGAATCTTTTTGGGTGAAGGTTGAGCGGGAGAACGAGCAAGAAATGCTGGCTATGCTGCTTCTGATCTTCATCGCCTCGGCCACTTCCCACGGATCAACCGGTGAGGAAGCGAATCGGGCGGGAATCACCTGGGCCACAACCCGTGCCGCACAAATGGCTTCCGCCTGGGTGACGGGGGCTCGGGATATTTTCTCCCGGGTGTGGAATCGATACATATCGGCAACGGCGGCAGGGGAGAGATTCCCGGTGTCGGCCGAGGTTTCCACCGCTTTCGCTCCCACGAGGATCGAGCGGGATGTCATCACCTCGACCACGGATGCCACTTCCCAGGGGGCAGAATTCTCGGTAAAGTCCCGGGGGCTCGATGATTCGCGGGATCGGTGGATCACCGAGGCCGATGCTCGAGTCTGCCCGATCTGCAAACCGCTCCACGGAACCACCCGGGAAACCTGGGAACTCAAGTTTCCCACCGGACCACCCGCCCACGAGCGGTGCCGGTGTGAGATCGGTTATGCCAGAAGCAACCTTTTGAATCGAGCCAGTTGATCTACAGGAAAGCACGGTGGTCAAAGGATCGGAAGCAACTCAGCCCCCCTGGATGCCAACGGGCTTTTGACCACCTGCAATACAGGAGAACCCCCCATGCGGATCACCGAAACCACGTTCACCGATACCCTGACCGAAGATCAGATCGGGGATGGTGTTATCAAACGGGTGCGGATTCTGGGGCGGGAGAGTAAGAACGGACGGACCTATTCCGAGCAGGCGATGGATGATGCCGCCCGGCTTTATGAGGGGGCCGAGGTGAATATCAACCACCCCCAGGGGAAAACCGAAGCCGCCGCCCTCAGCCGAGGGATTGAGGAAAGTTTCGGGGAGTTGCGGGGAATCGTCCGCGAAAAAGATGGGGTTTTCGGGGATCTTTACTACCTAAAAAGCCACCCGATGGCCGAGCAGGTAGTGGAGCGGGCGAAGCGATTTCCGACCAAGGTTGGGCTCTCCCATAATGTCGAGGGAGAGGTGAGCACCAAGGGGGGGAAGAAATTTGTCGAGAGCATTCGCCGGGTGTTTTCCGTGGACGTGGTTTCACGACCGGCCACCAACTCGACCCTATTTGAAAGCGAGGATCAGATGTCGAAATCCACGGTTCGAGAAATGCTCGGGCGGCTCTTTCCTTCCCGCCATCGCAAGGTTCTCCGGGAATTGGAAGCTGCGGCAGGGATGAGCGGGGATACCGCCGTTGCCGATGCCCCGGTTGAAGTCCCGTCGGATGCCGATGCCGATGGGGAGATCAAAGCGGCGTTTCGGGCGATGGTGATCGCCGCTTTCGATGATGAAAGCCTCGACGCCAAAGCCACCCTTGCGAAGATCAAGGATATCCTGAACGCTCAGGAAAAGCTCATGGCCAAGCCTGAGAGCGATGGGGGTGAGGGGAGTGGGGGCGAAACCTCGGGTGGTGAATCCACCTCGGAATCGGTATCGCTCCGCAGGGTGAAAGCCCTGGAAGAAAAATTGGCCCGGAAGGATGCCGAGATCGAATGTCGCTCCATCCTCGAATCCGAGGGGGTGGAATGCACCGAGGCTCGGCTTCAGGCGATGATCTCGGTGGGGAGCGATCTTCGCCGCGATCTGGCGAAATCGTGGAAGGGTGCCGGTGTCACCGTCACCCGGGAAAGACCATCCCAATCCGCCCCGCTACACGAGCAACTCGGGGGGGAACCGGTGGGCAATTTGCCGAAGTGGTCGGATAATAAGGGTTTCGTCAACTCGATCACGCATTGACAACCGACCGGAAACGTGAGATCACATCGGGTGGCCTCACCGCACCAACCCCAGAAAAAGGAAATTGAGCGATGGGAAATCTTTTGATCGATGACGTTGGTGCTCAACTTGGGCTCCACCGACAGCACGGCTTTTTCGAGGACTTCGATCACGTGGTATCTGCGGATCGGTGGACGAAGATCGCCACCGACTCGGGAACACTGACCGTGGGAGATGCTGCGGGCGGTGTTATCACGCTGGCCCCCTCGGATGGAACGGTTGCGGACAATGACGAGGTGTATCTACACACCACCGCAGAACTATTCCTGTTTGCCGCCGGAAAGCCTCTATTTGTCGAGGCCCGAATTCAGTATGCCGAGGTCAATACTGATGATGCGAATGTCTTGTTTGGCCTGATGAACGCCCCGGCTGCGAATCACCTGCAGGACAACGGGGGTGGGCCCGCCGCATCGTATTCCGGTGCGGTATTCTTCAAGGAAGATGGTCAAACGGTGTGGACGGTGGAGAATTCGATTTCCACAACCCAGAAAACCACCCAACTCACCGCCGCAAATTCTCTGGATGGTGTGGCGAAAACGGCAGGTGGTGCATCTTACACCGTCCTCAAAATCGAAGTCATCCCTCATGGGGGTGGCTCGATGGATATCAGCTTTTGGATCGATAATATCCTGGTCGCCAAGCACAAGGATCAATCTTACGCTTCGGCCACCGAAATGGCTGTTATCCTGGGGGCAAAGAACGGAGGAGCGAATAACGAATCCATCCTCTGTGACTATATCCAGGCGTGGCAAATCCGCTAACCAACTGAGGGAGAACCGGGGGGCGGGTTTCTCTCCATCTTCAGAAAGGACGAAGCAATGCGACGTTTCGATTACCAGCGGATGGCCCGCTTTTTCCGCCGAGCGGAGCAGGATCGGGTCAACGCTCGCCTCACCGAAATCGATGACAATGAATTCCTGAGGGAAACCCGGGAAGCGATCCGCTCCGGCGAAATCGCCCCGGGTGAATTGAGGGTTCGCCCGCTGTTCGAGCATTTTGTGCCCAACGGTCGGGAGATCGTCCAATCCTGGGCTCCCGGAAACGAGGGGAGCGGCTCCAAGGTGATGTTGCACGAGGCGGGGGTGAATACCGCCGCTTTCGCAAACATCACGGGCCAGATTGTGTTTTCCACCGTGCAGGCGGAATTCACCAATCCCGCTCTCATCGGGGATCAGGTTTGCACCACGGTTCCCACCGAGTTCGATGGGGAGAAAATCCCCGGAATCACCAACCTCGGGGATGTCGCCCAAACCATCGGGGAGGGGAAGGGATACCCTGAGGCGGGTGTGGGGGAGAGTTGGATCGAAACCCCCTCGACCGCAAAGCGGGGGTTCATCGTTCCGCTCACCAAGGAAGCCATCTTTTTCGACCGCACCGGCATCCTGCTCCAACGGGTGTCAAAGGTGGCCGAAGCCATGGCGATCAACCGCGAGAAACGAATCCTGGATGTTGTTCTCGGGGTGACTACGGTTTACCGCCGCAACGGCGGTACCGCTCAAGCCACGTATGGGGACACCCATACGAACGGGGATTTCGACAACCTCGTGGCTTCCAACGCTCTCCAGGATTGGACCGATATCGAGGCCGCAGAGTTGGCTTTCGATGCAATCACCGATCTCGACACCGGGGAACCGGTGATGGTCGGCGGGTTACAACTGATCGTGCCCACGGCGTTGAAGCACACCGCCCGACGGATCACCAACGCCACCGAGTTGCGGCAGGTGACAAACACCAGCAATACCACGATTGGGGGCAATACCCTCGATCCGTACCAGATCCACACCAACCAATATGTCAAGGCACGAACCTCATCGGCCTCGACGTGGTTTGTCGGGGATTTCAAAAAGGCGTTTGCTTACATGGAGAACTGGCCCGGACAGAGTTCCCAGGCACCGGTCAACTCGCACGATGAATTCCACCGGGATGTTGTCCAGCAGTGGAAGATCACCGAGCGGGGAGCACCGGCAGCGATCGCCCCGTGGTATGCTGTGAAGTGCACCGCCTAAGTGCTGCCGCCACACCGGGCGGAATCCGCCACACCGGGCGGAATCGATACGGGGCTGGATCGGCTCGCGATGGGC